TGGTATCAGAGCGAGGTTGAAGGTATGTCTTTCATGGGGTGAAACCCTTAGATAAGGGCCTAAGGGCTCTGTTTATATTTTCTAAGGAAAGCTGTTGAGCAAGTAGTTTTGGTTGATAAGTCGAATGTCATAATAACGTTTCTACTAGAAGAACTATGATGCATGCTTAGGAAAGATACCTGTTGGGAGTAGCATCGTTTAAGGAGGAAACAATGTTATCCATGGTTCCATTCAAGGGACTAGCTAAGCTGTGAAAAGAACAAAAGGCCGCAAAGATACCCGCAGGCAGGAGGCCGTTAGGGTGAAATAGTCGGATGAGTTCTAGTTGGCTTGCGAAATCCTGGAACTAGATAGACAATTTACCTCCCAAGGTGTGAAACCCGTAGGCGATTTCCAATTAAGTATGTTGAATTAGTTCTTTGAAAAAGAAACTTAAAAGACAGTAAGACGTAAGGCCATAGACTACCACTGGATCTGACAGTAATCCTTGAAGTATAAGCATCCCGAGGGGTACCCTTATCTTCTTTATCATAGAGAGACACATCTACCTTAAATCTCGTTTTATGTCCACAAAACAATTTTGGGATAGTAAGTTTTCTGAATTTAAAGAACATTCTGCTCTAATTTCTGCAAATTTAGAGTATTTAGATTTAGCTTCACAGGCGAAGGTCACCGTAAAGGACCTATCGCACAATTTTCAAATTTTCTGTTATAGACAGGACCTTGGTCATAAGGTTTTGCTCGCGGCAACCCACAAGAGTTGCAAAGAAGTTACAGAAGCACTTCAAGAAGACAACGAGAAGCTTCAGAAGGATCTAAAGGCGAACAAAGCTGCTGTCTTGCTACAGCAACAGACGATCCAGAAGCTCGTGGAATCTTGTGATAACCTTCACAAGGAGATCACTAAGCTGAAAAAGATTCCAAAACCTTTATCAAAAGAGGACGTTGAAGAGCTCGTGGTCAAGATATCTGAACAGCCAAAGTTTATCGAAAGACAAACTGAGGCCCTAATTGAAGAGCTTTCCTCAAAGGTCAACAAAATCGAAGCCTTGATCCACAGGCTTGAGAAGGTACTACTCACTTAATGAGCCTTGCCAACTCAAGAGCAAGTGCAGCCTATCAAGAAGCGTTAGCAGCCACAACTCAAGATTGGGACACAGCGTCTGGTTTCACTGCAAAGTCAGACCTCCCTAATATAGCAACTATCTCAAGGCAGTTAAATTCAGCCTTATTCCTATTAGTCCGTCTTGACACCAAGTTAGCTGCTCTAGAAGACAAGCTGCTCAGACTTGAGGCAAGAGTTCGAAATATTGAAGCGGCAAAAGCTCAAATCGGAACAGGAGCTTCTGATTGGAAGGAAGAGCTTGAGAGACTTACTGATAAACTCAGTAATTTAAAGATCGGTGACTCTCAAAAGCTAAGGGAGATCGGAGGAAATCTCAAAGTTATCAAGTCCCCTTACGAAATCCTCCAAAGCATCCAGTAAGAAGATGGCGACAAGAGGAAGAGTGCTCGGAACAGGAGGTTCCTCAACAAATACTGAACCTGGTCAACCCCTAATAGAAGACCAAATTAGGGATTATAGAAGAGCACAAAGGGCGCGGTATGAAGCCGCAAGAATTGCCAGAAACATCGGCAATGTCGCAAGAACAATCGTAGGAAGACAACCAAGAGAGCACACTTTGTCTCTCTTAATGGATCCTGAAGTGGAACTTCAGAGGTCTATGTCCGAAAGGGCACGGACTGTACCAGCTGAGGTACTGTATATGACTCGGCGGGATGATGTACACCACCGTGTATACCATCATCGGAGTGAGGAAAGAATGTTGGCTCTCACCAATGATCAGCAAGATAGGACGTTCATTCAACCGGAGTCCTATGAAGCGCTCGCAAGAGCAGGATTCGAGTTTATTCATCTGGGAGTCATGCAAGTTCGATTCCAGATATTGCACAGAAGATATGCCGGAACACTGGCCTTTTTAGTGTTTCGAGACACAAGATGGGGCGAAGACGACAGATCTATAATCGCAGCAATGGAAATAGATCTCGCTGAAGGTAACCAACTGGTTTACATTATACCTGATATTATGATGACAATTAAGGATTTCTGGAGGCATATCCAAATCTCTATCAGAACCAGAGGTTACGAGACATGGGAAGGAGGAGAAGCTAATATCCTCATAACCAGAAGTATCACCTCAAGACTCAGCAACACCCCCAATGTTGGGTTTGCATACAAGATTGAGCAGGTAGCTGAATACCTGAGATCAAAGGGAGTCAAGGCCATCAACGCAACAAAACATTCTGGAAAACAGTTACATGGCCAAGAATGGATGCTTAGACCATCCAAGGTGATAGCCCCCATGCAGCCATCATCAATGAACACGGCTACTAGATACGATGGCCAGATCTCCATCAAGTTCGGAGATTATGAAGCAGCCTCAACAAGTAAGGCACCTACCTACAATCGTCACGACGACGAGATCGACGAGGAAGAGATCATCGCGTTCCTGAGCGATGAAGAAGAAGAAGAAGACCCGTGGGCTGAACTCACGGCAGAATTTGAGAAATTTTGTCCTCAAAATTCCTCCCGGAAGGTGGTGGGAGAGAAGGAAATTGAAAATGATGAAGAGGAGATCATTGACACTTTCTTAAAGGCTTGTGCAAGTAATGAGCCTGAAAGCTCAGACGACGAAAGATTAAGTTTGAAAAGCTACAACATTGCAGTTATGGAATACCCAGAGCTGAAGCCAGAGATCAACGACATTCTGGTAAATTCCTCTGTCACTTCTGATTACAGACCACCAGAAGTTGACATGACTGGACCTACTGGTTATGCACCAGCTACGTCAAGAATTGGGTATCACACTGGAGAAATAAGTGAGAGAATCGGAGGAGGGTTCAGATGGAAAAACCCTTCAGAGAATTTCCAACTACCATCAGCGCAACAACAGTCTGGCGCTATGTTTGTCATGCCATCCAACTTTGATCCCAAAGTCTTTGAAAGATGGGAATCAGTGGTACTAAACCACTTAGCAGATAAGAGCTTTGTGACTGCGGAAGATAAGCTCATCTACATGGAGAATCTGCTAGGAGAGATGGAGAAGATCACGTTCCAAACATGGAGAATGCAATACACTGCAGAATATGACACCATGAAGGGACAAGCATTGGGAAACAACGGGACACAAAATGTCCTAAACCAAATCAGGAGAATCTTTTATTTGGAAGACCCAAAGAGTGGAACTACTGTCACTCAAGATGCAGCATACAAGGCTATCAAGAGTTTGGTATGCAATGAAATGAGTGGAGAAGCCATCAGAAGATATATGGTATCCTATCTTGACCTTGCAGCAAGAACAGGTCGAATGTGGGTATCATCTGAACTATCGGATGAGTTCTTCACCAAATTGCCAAGCGGCCTTGGAGACAAAGTAGGAAAAGCTTTCAAGGAGAAGTATCCAGGCAACACTGTAGGTGTACCGGTAAGAATCACCTTCACACAAAACTACCTGGAGGAAATATGCAGAGAAGCTGCCTACCAAAGGAGTCTGAAGAATCTTAACTTCTGCAAAGAATTTCCAATACCAGGCTACTACAAGAAGCCAAATAAGAAGTATGGCAGAAGAAGATCTACAACCTACAAAGGTAAACCTCATAAGACCCACATACGGATAGATAGAACGAAGAATCTGAGAAAGAGAAAATGCAAATGCTACGCATGTGGCGAGGAGGGTCATTTTGCTAAGGATTGTACAAATCCCAGGAAGATCGTGGATAGAGTACATATCCTAGAAGATCTAGAACTGAAAGATGGAGTAGATGTTCTCTCAGTAGGAGAAGACGAAGACGAGCTGTCTGATATCTACTCAATCACATCAGGAGAAGGAGAGCCTGATGAAGAGTTAAATTCTTTAGTTTTCGCACTAGAAGCCGAACCAACTGAACAGCTTTTAGTAGGAGATGCAGTGAAGTCACCTTGGAGAACTCAGATGAGGGTGACAAGAAGAGAATACTACTGCATACATAAGTGGGAATTTGAAACCACAGAACCAAGGACTTGCAGAGCATGCAAGTTAGAAGCAAGAAAAGGCGAGAGGATGGAATGCTCTATATGTGACATGGTAGTCTGCTGCCTTTGCAGTAACTATTGTTATGGCATACACATCCCGAGAAACAGAGTCCATGCTGAATACAAATCACCAGATTGGAAGCACATAGCTTTAGCACAGCATGAGATTATCAATTACGAGAAGACAAGAGCGGGACCAAGATACAACGGTCTCTACAACATCAAAGTAAAGCTAGAAGTCGACGGAAGAGAAATCTCTCTTAATGCAATACTGGACACAGGAGCAACAATCTGTGTCGTGAGAATGGAAAAACTGACGGAAGACTGGTTAGAAGATGCAGCCATGGATTACACCATCAGAGGTGTAAATTCAGTAACAAAGGCTAACAAGGTCCTCAAGAAAGGAAAATTATGGATCGGGGAGCAGTTCTTCAGAATCCCGAGGACAATGGCTGTAGACATGACCTTGTCAGCAGGCATCGACATGATCTTAGGTTGCAACTTTATAAGATCAATGGAAGGAGGTCTTAGAATAGAAGGAGAGAACATCACCTTCTACAAACTGACTACACACATCGAGGCATCAAAAACTGCACACGAGGTAGCCTCAATTGAAGAGTTGGACCTCAATGAAGATGAATACTATGACATAGCCCTCACAGAAGACATCAAAGGGTACGTCAACAGAGAAATAGTTGATACACAACTATTCAAAGAGCTAAAAGAAAATGGATACATGGGAGAAGAGCCATTAAAGCACTGGAAGAAAAACCAGATCAAATGTAAGCTTGAGATCAAGAATCCGGACCTTATCATAGAAGACAGGCCCCTCAAGCACGTTACTCCCAAGATGAAAGAAGACATGGCAAAACATGTGAATCAGTTGTTAAAGCTTGGAGTTATCAGACCATCAAACAGCAAGCACAGGACAACTGCCATGCTTGTTGAATCTGGAACAGAAGTTGATCCGAAAACTGGAGAAGAGAAGAGAGGAAAACAAAGGCTAGTCTTTAACTACAAAAGACTCAATGACAACACAGAGAAAGACCAGTACTCTCTGCCAGGAATCAATACAATTATCCAAAGGATCGGGCGATCAAGGGTATACTCAAAATTTGATTTAAAATCAGGTTTTCATCAGGTAGCCATGGAAGAAGAATCCATCCCCTGGACGGCCTTTTGGGCTATTGATGGATTATATGAGTGGCTTGTTATGCCCTTTGGATTGAAGAATGCCCCGGCATGTTTTCAGAGAAAGATGGATAACTGCTTCAGAGGTAAAGAACACTTCATAGCAGTTTACATTGATGACATTCTAATATTCTCAGAAAACAAGGAGCAGCATGTGCAGCATCTGAAAGAATTTCTGCGCATCGTGAAGAAGGAAGGGTTGGTTCTAAGCCCAACCAAAATGAAAATTGGAGTACCAAAAGTGGATTTCCTAGGAGCTACAATTGGCGAATCAAGAATCAAGCTACAACCTCATATCATCAAGAAGGTTGTGAATTTTAAAAACGAAGATCTGAAAGAAACAAAGGGATTGAGAAGTTTCTTAGGCATTCTGAACTACGCAAGAAACTATATCCCTAATCTTGGTAAAACTCTAGGGCCACTTTATTCTAAGACTTCGCCGAATGGTGAGAGGCGAATGAATGCACAAGACTGGGCACTCATCAACAAGATCAAGCAGCAAGTCCAGAACCTGCCTGACATGGAATTACCTCCAGACAACGCAGTCATCACATTGGAAACTGACGGCTGTATGGACGGATGGGGTGGTGTTTGTAAGTGGAAAATGCCAGGAGAACCCAAGTCAGCAGAGAAAATTTGTGCATACGCTAGTGGGAAGTTTCCTGCAATCAAGAGCACTATAGATGCCGAGATCCAGGCTGTGATCAATAGCCTAGACAAGTTTAAAATCTATTATCTCGACAAAAAGGAAATTCTCATAAGAACTGATTGCCAGGCAATTGTTGCCTTCTATGCCAAGACATCCCAGAACAAGCCTTCGCGGGTAAGATGGCTAACGTTTTCTGATTATATTACAGGGCTGGGAATGATCGTCAAGTTCGAGCATATTGACGGCAAAGACAACACAATTGCTGATACATTGTCAAGAATGGTGGTCATGTTCCTGAAAGAAGACTCATTCAAGAAGGAGATCCCCAAAGTTCTAGCATGTCTTAAATATGAAGAAGACGTGAACGTTCTGACAAGGAGGCCAGTCCTCAAATGCTCATGCAACAAACCCGTGAAACACTGGACATCAAGGACCAGTAGAAACCCTGGACGAGTTTTCGTGGCATGTGCTGAGCAAAAATGTCATGCATGGTGGTGGGACGATCTCATCGAAAACTATCTTGAAGAAATTTGGAGCATGGAAGACGAAGAAGTTGGGAAGACTCCGGTCACTATGTCGCCTGGAAGGATAGAAGACATATTTGACCTTGCAGACGTAAGCAATGACGATTGAGGAAAAGAAATCGTAAGCAGTGACGTCAAGGCGGAAGTGGTGGACCCATACCTTTATTCCGCACTATCTAAAGTATAGTAATTATTGTACTGTATGTGTGATTCCACTAAGTTGTGTTTGTACCACTTTGCGTTTGCTTTACGCAAAGGTAGATGCCCGAGCATGTGATGCGCTACCAAATGCATTATTGGTAAGCCTTCAGGCTCTATATAAGGGGAAGCTTCAGAGCAACCCAAACCATCCAACCATCCAAGAAACCACCCAAAAACAAAAACCCAGTAAGCTTGTAAGAGTTTAAGTGTAAGCTTTCAGAAGTTTGAGTAATAAACTTTCCAGTTCTAAGTTTCATACCTTGTGTTCCTGTAAGACTAACCAAGCTAGGAACAAGATCCGCAAAAGCCAATTCCGCACGCGATTCGTT